GTATCAACAAGAATCCTAACTCTGGATTATTTGATTTGAACGTCTGAAGGTCAGATGGGAGTGCAAATGTTCTGGCGTTACCACTATTCCAAGTGGTGTAAGACGTTATTTCCCATTGCTCACGCGCAAACACATACGGTAGCTGCGAGTGGAACAAGGTAGTCGATATGGGATTGCCCTCAAGTGTCGTCTGAGTCTGCGTATCCGATGTCATGTGACATATCGGCGTAGTTCCAACTTTGCCGATGAATGTACTCATGCGATGTAAATCTTCTTCAGTGCTAGGTCAATGATAAAGGTAGAGTCTGCGTTCTGAATCTTACCTGCGGTCAATGTACCCATATTCGCAGATATATCAGATAAGCCCGCAGATACAGTTGTGCCGACCAAGTTGCCTGATGCAGCTACCCAAGCTGAACCGCTGTAACGGTAAATCTTGTTATTAGCATTAGTATCAAACCACAAATCACCTTCTGCGTATTCACCACCTGTAGGCTCATTGTCTTGGTAGTAAGTGGTATTACCACCGCCAGCTTCAGTGGTTAGATTAGCCGCTGTAACAGCAATCAACTGGTCAAATTCATCAACGTAATTAACCCAGCCGCCACTAACGCCATTAGCGTTCACAGCCTTAATCCGAACGTTGTAAGACGTACCTGATTTAATGCCACTAATCATTACAGGTGATGACTCTGTTCGAGCCTCAATATCCCAATCAGTTGTGCCATCTTCTGTAATCTGAACAATGTACTCAGATACAAAGCTATCACTTAGGTCAGTCCAGCTAATCAGGAATCGCTGAGTTGAACTGCCGTTATCATTAATTGCTTCAGAGCTTGCTACAGAGATTGAGTTCTCATTGATAGCAGGAACAGAGAACGGATCAGGTAATGTTGTTGCTTGCGGTGCTTCAACCTCTAAACCTTCATACCAAGGATAGATGGTTGCATCGTGTTCGTGTAAGGAAACGCCTACATTGCCATCAGCTTGTAGCGATAATCCAATAACACGGAACTTCTTACTAGACCAACCTAATGACGAATGAGTCACAGTAACCACATCGCCAATCGCTACTTGCAGAGCATCAACTGTAGCTAGGAATGAGCATTTGATTTGACTGCGTGAGCGATAGAGAAGGGTATAAGCTAGGTTTCGTGCCTGATAGACGTTAGTAATAGTCGGTAACGCAATTCGGGTTTCTAGCTCAAATCCTGCATCCTCATTCTTGAGGGTGGTGTACTCAGCAGAGCCAGCAGCAGGATATTCAATCTGATCTTGCTGCCAGTTATTCAAAGGATTTGTATAGGTAGCGATAACGCGGTTATAACGGTCTTTTCGCTTCTCACCGACTACTGAAATACCACCGAGGATATTATCTTCTGTGAACGCATAAGACGCTGAGTAATCATCCTCAATGATTAATTTGTATATACCCTGTGTATATACCAACTGACCCTGCATACCTGATAGCAGTTCTTTGACGTTATCAATAATCGGCTTAGATACATCAATCACCGCATTACACGAGAAGGTGTCAATGTCTGTGCTGCCGTCAAACGGAGTTACATCAACGTCACATTTGTTAGCTGCGTTCTGCCAAGAGGTATAGCCAGACTCAAATGCACTAGAAGGTAGGTTTTTGCCGTAACGTGAGTTGGTTAGGTAATCCAATAAACAAATAGCTGGGTTAGTACGATAAGCGGTAGTCGCTGTGCGTGGGTCATATACCTTCTTGCCACGAACCACTGCGGTCACTTCTGGGATTGAACCAAAGACATCACGATCCCAGGTAAAGCGTAGTCCAAGATAAGCCACGCCTTTTAATGTGTGTGAAGTCGTCCAACTAGAGGCAGGGGTTAATACGGTAGAGGCTGTCTGGGTATCAGAGCCTAGCTTCTTGTCGATTTGAACCAAGCCAGAATACTTAGAATCCGTAGAGATGATGTCATTAATGTAAACGTCATCAATCGCCTCAATCTCACCCTCACATAATGCCAAACAGATATAGAGATACTGGTTATCTGCGCCAGAGGTTTCTACGAATACACGAGTACCACCGATCTTCCTCTTGCCGTAAACAACAGGAATAGGGGCTAGGTTTGACTGCTTGTTGAGTAAAACGCCCTGAGATTTGTCCTCATAATCAGGGACATCAGGTATATCAACAAACCATTCAATGACCTCATTAAAGATGTCGCCGACAAAATCAAATACATCGCTAAAGAAGCCCATTATGTTCTACCCCACTTCAGGTCTTTAACGGTGTTAGCAGCAAACTCAAAACCCTTATCGCCTGAGAAGAACAGCTCTTGTGAGTTGGTGTTAGTGTAGCGTCCTGCCTTCTTCTCAAAGTCTGACCAGTGAGAGGCAACACTTACCGTAATGGTTGAGTCAGTCTGTGATTCGTTAAAATCAAACCCATCAATTCTGCCGTCATAAATAACAACCGGAACGCCAATAATTGCACCAGTATTATTGAGGAAAGCGCGATAAATAATCACCTGCTTACCGACATAAGGATTAGATAGGAAGGCTGCCGTAAATGACTGACCAACACCGGATAGCTCGATATTCAAAGAACCGACACGAACCTCAGAGGCTTCGTCTACAGCGTCCATAGATAGTAGGTAATTGGACGAGGTGTAGGTATTACTGTCATAAGTAATATCAAATGCCGCATCGGTCATATATTGAGCTGTAGAAAGCCCCATATACACTAAATGGCACATCTTTACAGAGTCTTTAGCGATCTCCGTTAAGACTGAAGCGTTAAGCGAACGAGCCATTAGATTGCCTCTAGGAAGTCAACTTCGTATGAAACTAAAGAGTCAGTCCGTAAACCAAACTCCTGCACATCGTTGTTTAATCGAACCTTCATCAGGACATTGTTGTAATCAATCGTTTCATCGTTAGCGATAGCATCAACCAAAGGCGGCTCAATGGTCATCGAGGTCATATTTGTGCCAGAAACCGCCACAACCATATAAACCTTGTCATGCCCGTTGAACTTAACCATATCTCCTACGCTGAGAGAGCCTGTAAGCCCGTCTACGGCGATAACTGTATTACCGGCAGTCTTACTACCATTTACAGCTAAAGTCCCTGTAGCTGAGCTTGCAGAGTCAGACATAATAGGAAGCTCAATCGTGAAGGTATTGAGTCGTCCACGCTGCTGCATGATGAAAGCCGAAACGGGAGCGAATTCAGAGCGGGTCATTGGTGGATAAGATGCCGTAAATGACCATCTTTGTCCTGCGATCTGGCGAGCTTGGATTTTCCCAGATACCGCTTCAGACACCAATGTCGGTGATTGCGATTGCAGGTTTACGCTTCTAAATACAGGTGATGTTGGGTAGCTCATGCGGTAACTCCAGCGCGACCACGATCATTCATGGCTTGGTTGACCATATTAACAATCTGGCTGCGTCTTGAGGAGAGTAGTTCACTAAAGCCACGAGTATCTACAGCGTTGATGGTGAAGTTCACATTCACTGCGCCACGAGAACCACCCATAGCCTCTACGTCTGAGTTCTTAACGATCTCACCACGAGTCGATGGAATGAACATCTCACGACCTTGCTCACCAACCATGTAAGGTGTGCCAGCTTCTACTCGACCACCTACAGCACGACCTGAGAAGGATTGGGATTTGATTGTTGCGACGTTAGCCATACCTAAAGCAATCTGACCTGCTGCCATTGCGTATGAAAGTGGTGGTGGATAATAAGCTAGAGCTTTGTTAGCACCTGCATAAGCATCCATGATTGCATTTGCGATGTTATATGCCTTTTGTACTTGGAACAGTTTTTTATTCTGAGAGGCTAGCTTGTTAAATCCTTCTATGGAAGATTTCTTTATCTCCTCTTGGACTCTTGCGTTTTCTTTAGACTGCTGCATTTCAGCTTTTTGCGCCATGATTTTCTCATGGATAGCAATAGCAGTTTCTCGATATTCATCTGGCATACCAAGCATTTTGAAACGCGCCTTTTGATCGGCGTTCATCCCAAAAGTAAGCATTTCTT